AGACAAGGGTAGTGTGTGATATATGCTTCAGTGCCATCTATAGAGACACCCCGCTTAGCCGCATCCGTGACGGCGTTGATTTCTGCATGAATCGTTGCTTGTTCGTGTCCGTCCCTCACAATTGAGGTGTGATTAGAACCACCAAGGAAACCATTGTAGCCCATACTTATGAGACGGTTGTTCTTCACGAGCACACATCCCACATTGAGTCTATCACATGGCGATCTGACTGACGCGAGTTCTGCGGTCTTCATGAAATACTCATTCCATGTAATGCGATCAGTCATTATTTTATCTTGATGGAAACCTTTATACCACCTCTTCTGTATTGTAATCTGACCTTCAATGGTTCGTGAATTTTGTTCATTGCAAGATGACATTCTTTACATAACGTAATGACTGGATATTTCGCGTGTAGTTGAATAAATTTTATCAATTGATCAATCCAATCTTCTTCACCGAGCTCAGATTGAGATTGTCTAATGGCGATATCTAAAATCTGTGGACGTGTAAGAATTGTGTGGGCATTATCTAAACCTTTAGGGTTAGAACGACAGCATTCACAGTAACTATTCTTGAACCTCTTGAATACAGACTGAATGAGATTTGCGGGTTGAATGGTCAACTTCTCTTTGAGTGATAAGGTATTTCCACGTTTGAGACATCGCTTATTAGTCTTCTCTAAATAATTGTTAATATAGATTTCGGAATGATTACAATGTCTTTGAAACTCTGGTGTGTGGGGAGCTGTATCAGGGTTCATAAATGTATGATAGAACATCTGTTTTCTATGATCAGAACTTAACCATTTTTTCACCCAGACCTTTTTCATGTTCACCATACTTACTTTATTCACGTCTTAAATCTTTATCCGCCGTGTAATATGTCTTCCCTTTCATCACAAAACTGTGTACTCTCGCGTACCCCCACGCTTGTGGAGAAGCTCCTGGACGATGCCCAGTTCTCCACGCAGCGAGACCTCTGTTATATACCGTTTGAAGTGTCTTGAGGGGTATCTTTGTAGCCTTCGCTATCTCTGGGAGGGACTTGACACCTGGATACTTCTTTCTAAATCGTTGGGTATATGAAGATGTGCGAGTCTTTACACCCTCATCCGTCTTGAAATCCGCGTAATCCTTCTTGAGCATCTTTTTGTAGCGAGTCTCCACAGACTTTAGGGTTCTGAGACCACGAAAGTATTTGAGGGGTGCATAGATTTTACCCTCAGTTCTGCGCAATTCCCTAACCTTTTTAGATATTTCCTGATCAGTGAGAGGCATCTTAATTATTATGTAGATTTAATTCAATGGGTTGGGGTGAAGAAAAACCAATTCCAGAAGATGAGATATCCTGTAACATTTTCTGTAACTGCTGTTTACTAAGTTCTATAATGGGATTAATGGCTGGTGGTGTGATGGTAAAAATGTATTATGCTGGTTATTTGTGACGCAGATACTTTACAGCTTCTAGAATGTTTGAAAAAATTTTGTTACCAAAACGAACTCTACCTGACTTTGCCGACACCCACCCCTTGTGTCCATCGTAATAACACCTTTGAATGTCAACCATTATAAAAACAAAAGATTATTTTAAAAGAAAAGTAAGAATGGGTCTGACAATTATTATGGGAAATATGTTTTCAGGTAAAACTTCGGAACTCATTCGCCGACTTAAGCGTTACAAAGTCATCGGCAAAAAAATTGTAGTCATAAATTCAGCGAAGGATACGAGATCTCCTGAGGAAGTTCTCAAGACCCACGATGGTGTTGAATTTCCATGTCTCAAAGTTGAGCATATTTCTCACTGTATCATCAAAGAATCTTTTTGTAACGCAGACATTGTGGCGATTGATGAAGCCCAATTCTTCACAAACCTCAAAGAATTTGTGGAAATGTGTCTCTTTCTCAATAAATCGGTGATCATAGCTGGTCTTGACGGGGACTACAAGCAACGAAAGTTTGGAGAAGTCATTGATTGTATTCCGTTGGCGAGTGATGTTGTAAAGTTGTCGGCTCTCTGTATGGACTGTAAGAATGGAACACCTGGACCATTTACGAAAAGAATCGTTCAAAGTGATAAACTTGAACTCGTGGGTGGTAATGAAAGTTACAAAGCGGTGTGTCGCCGCCATCTAGAATCTATGGATGTCCAAAATAAGAACGACTCTTTTCTGAAGACTGCGTTTAACAAGGCGGTGAAATCGAGAATGGTCAAATAGAAAGTCCTTTCCAGGTTCGTGTTGATGCCCACCATTTTCGGTGTAAAGTACACAATGTTTACCACCCTTAATTGTTAAGTGGTATCTCAACGCGAGATTACTCTCGGCACGATGTGCAGGTATGGTCATTGGACCATCTATAACTGCAAACATTGCGGTCTCTTTATCTATACACGAAATCTGATCAATTATTTTTTGAACTTCGGGGAAATCCTTGACCTTGTAGTAATAATAATTATTATTCTTCTTGAACCATGGATCAAGTTTATGAAAGTAATGTTTCTTTGCGTCAGGGACACCCTTCTCAAATTCGTATAAAATCCTATTATAGTTTGCTCGTACAAACCATAGATTTGGGTAATCCATGACATTGTATTCAAACTTGTGAAACATCATATCCACCAAAGTGTTCCTCATACCAACCAGAGGTCTGAGAGGTCTCTGGAAATAAAGTAGGTCTATTGGTGACTTTAAATAATCGTGAAGAACAAGAACTACTGGTAGCCACAGAAGACGCCACATTAATTTCTCAGTATAAAATAAAAATGCCAGGTTACGGCAAGCGAATGGAAATGTTTACCCCAGAGCCCACTGCAGAAGCTCCAGTATTGGAACAACGATTTGTCATGCCACGCGTCACCCTCGTCCAGTTGACCATCCTCGCGATGATCCTCTACTATGCGTGGTCTGTGCGTAAGATGAACAAGGCTGTCGTGTCCACAGCAGCTCTCGCCATTGGTCTCCTCCACATGTATGACCACATGTACCGTCTGAAGCGTGGTGATGAACGTCTCTTCTTCTTCCCAGAAGCCAAGAAGGAGGGGTACTGTGGCGCTTGCCGAAAATAAATTAGCTATACATTGTAAGTATGCACGTCAAGATTGTTCGTAGCCCAGATCGTAAAAAGAAGTTCAGGGCAATCCTAGGAGACGGCAGGACTGTTGACTTTGGTGCCAGTGGGTATTCCGACTACACCAAACACAAGAATCCTTCACGAATGCGCTCATATGTCCTCAGACATGGTGGTCAAATTCCAAAACGTATTGTGGCTGAACGTCAGCCAGCAATGATACACAGAATGATGCGTAATATAGATAAGAGTGACAGAGAAGATTGGAAGCTATCTGGTATTGGCGGGGCGGGTTTCTGGTCGCGGTGGTATCTCTGGAGTCAGCCAACAATTCCAGAGGTACAACGGTTCATGTCAAAAAGATTTGGAATTAAATTTATATGATAATACTAAATGGCTGCAATCGTTTTAGGATTATGCTGTGTATCTTCCATGATTGGTGGAGGATACCTGGCATATAATGAAATGAAAAAATCACAGTTGGAGGAAGCTGCTATACAAAGACAGAAAACCTTCGGAAAAACACCAGGACTTCATATGTTCTATGAATGTGATTATAAGGAAGATGGTGTACTTCAAGTGATAGATGAATCACTTCCAAAGACTATGGAAGATGAAACTACAATTGATATGGATGGTGGTTTTAAATCATTCATTATCACAAGTGGATATAAAGTAGACACATATGATAAGAATGGGCTCACTGGCGTAAAAATGACATATAGCGGGCCTCAAAATATGCAATGCCTTTCTACCCCTATTAAAAGTTTAAAATTCTACAAAGCTTAATTATCGGCAAGACCACGCCTCTTGAGGTTAGCCTTGAGATCAGCCATAAGAGCGGCGCGTGCGTTCTTTGGAGGAGCGCGCATTGGGGGTGGAGGTGGAGGTGGTGCCATCCTTCTTGGTGAAACACGGACAGCTTGTCGTGGCGCTCTTGGTTGTGTGGGTTCAGCTTCCTTGAGAACCATTTTACACACCTTAATAAACTTTTTAGCACTCTTCGCTTGATTTTCCAAGCTTGGCTCATTTTTGTTTTTCATCAACTTTGATTCAAGCTCTTTCTTTGTAAGTTTTACACGCTTCCCCTTGACATCTTTGGTGACGCGGAGACCCATCTTTTTTACTTTTTCCTTGAGTTTGTCGTACTCCATTTAATATAGACTGGGAAATTAATGGTAGCGAACACCGGCCCTTGTGGCAGCATCGTCAATTTCGTCAACCATTTCCCAAGCCCATAAACATTCCTGAGCATCTTGGTGTTCGCAGATTGAATGTGCCAAATCAAGGGCTTCGTGAAGAATCATTTTGAGGCGCATCTGTCTTGCGGTGATTTGCTTTGGTTCTCTCAATGAAGGTGCTTCATACGTGTGTTGAAGAGCGATGCGGGTAATTTCGGCCTTCTTTGTTTCATATTTGATTTCTTCACTTCTGGAAGCGGCAACTATCTTGTACCTGTGACGAAGTGGTCCCGATGGAGGTGGACTCCAATACCCAAATCTCTTGAGGGTCTTCACCATTAAATATCTATCAGAAGATATTTTTAAGACCATTTAAGTCTCTCTACAAATCTTCTAAATAAGTAGGGAGCAAGTTCACTTAAGGAACCAAATGGCACATAACGGTAATCTGGGAAGTCTTCACCCATACCCAAAAGTTGTGCCACTTTGTATCTTTCGTGGGGACAACTCCGCGCAAACTTAATATCTTCCGAGTTATGTGTCGCCAAAAGTGTGTGTACATTTTCACGAGCACCCAAACTCATATTAAGACCCTCCCTAAATGATTTGTCTACAGCCGCTTTGTTGGAGAGGAGACCGTCTTGCTTCCCCAAATACGCGCCACGAACCAGTTTGACTCCAAGTTGTATATTGTGTCTTTCCGCCGCACGAAGATCTAATTCAAGTTCTTTTAGAGCTGTGATACGATACATTTGATATGTTTTGAAAATATGGGGTTCATATTGATTAAATTGTATCATCATATCATAAGTTTCTTTGGGGTACAATACATCTTCGGCGTCAATACAAACCTGACATTTATTCTTTATCGCGTGCTGAATAACTTTTTTGATATGCGCTGCCGCGAAATGAGGTGATTCCCTTGAAGCAAATGATGTCATCTTTAGGGCAAACATTGACCCTGGAACAGCTTCCATGGCCGACATATTTACTTCACCAACATGGTGTGCTTCGTGTATTTTACAGTTCTCTCTCGCATAATCCAAAATAACTTTAGCGCCAGAGCGATGAACGTCTCTAATGACTTTTGTTAGTTCATGATTGAGTGCTGCATACCTCAGCATATCTTAAAGATATAGTACATTTTTAATACATGGATATGGAAACTCGTACTTTGATAACTAAAGTGCTTCTTCCCCGTATTAGGCAACTTGAGGAAGAAGTAGCTGCGTTGCGAAGACACACATGGCCGTATGTTCAATCTCAGAAGGAAACTAATCAACTTGATGACATGCACGCAAAGAGAGACTTTTTCAAAAATCTGGACGATGACACAATCTTGGAACTCTTGAGACTCAAGGCGAGACTCTCAAGAAACCCAGGGCTTCAGGGGAGAGAATATGATGTTATTACGACTTTGCGGAATAATTTTTGTTAGTGTATATTAAATGGCGTCATTCCTACTTCAACTTATGGGTTTAGATGCACTTGGTGTATCCGTACCAGGCGCGGGATTATTTACCGCACCTGTTGTTGCCTTTCAAAAGGATAAAGATCTTGATGCGAGTACCATGATATCTC